AATTGGAAGCAGCACCACTGTAACCTGAATTGGAAGCAGCACCACTGTAACCTGAATTGGAAGCAGCACCACTGTAACCTGAATTGGAAGCAGCACCACTGTAACCTGAATTGGAAGCAGCACCACTGTAACCTGAATTGGATTTTTTATTGATTTTTTTTGCTTTGGAAAATATAAACTCAACACCCGCCTCTATTATAGAATGAAGCGACATACTTGCTTTGATTTTAATTTTAGAAGAAGCTATCTTTGTGTCGTTATTATCAGTATCAATATCTCCAGATGCTTCACATTCCGCAAAAACAGAAGTTGCAGGATCGTAATAACCAAATATGTCTAGCGGATTTTCGCATGAATGAAAACCATTACTAGTACATCTTGCAGCACCTTTGGTTTCATATTCTTCGCCTACTTTATATTGGAATCCTCTGCATTTCATATCTACATTGAATCCCTTATATGTTGTTTTTTTTGTTTTTTTCATGGGTTTAAATAAGGTAGCCCACAGCATAAGCAACTAAGGAGAGCTTGACTTCCCCTATGGACTCATTTACCTTTACAGGCTTGCTGTGGGCAATATTTTTAATTGATTCTGTCAAGCTGAATTTTAAGTTATTGGCTAAACTATATTTTACTTGTCACCTTCGCAAGTTGTCGTTCGAATTGTTATGAACAATCATTTTAACAATCCTTGATTTTCGAAGACGTTTCCGATTACCTCACCATGATCTACATAACCACAATTAACGATACACTTTCTGCCTTTTTTGTCAGTAGGATTAAAAACGAACATTGCAGATTTATCATAATAAACTATCTGCCAAATTTCACCTTTGTATTTAAATATATCCCCTTCATAGATTTCCTTTCCGTTTTTGTCGTGGAGGCCGGTGAATTGCATTATCTCAAATCCATCTTCACAATTTTCAACTTTGTAATATGTAGTATCTTTGTGATGTGGATTTAAAAGTAATACTTCACTTCCTGTTATAATCCAAAAGGCATCCGAAAATGTCATTTTTTTGTTATCAATATCCCATGCTCTAAACTTTATAATCCTGTTTTCCATCTTAATTCAAATTTTCAATTTTAAATATACTACTGACTAACTTCCATTTGTCCGGCGCTTCCAATACTATTTTCCCTTTTTTGTTGAACACTTCCCACAATTCATGCAACTGATCTATTGTCGGTGCGCTTCCAGTCTCATGGTCTAAATATGCGTCTGCTATCATAATGTTAATAACTCTGTTTTGTTAATTTGCTTATAATCAATCTAAATGGTTGTTTTTTCGACATTTTATCAACAGTCACCACCGCATCCGTCACAAGTGACAGGAAAACCGCAACCATCTCCAAGATATTCACCACATATTTCGCACAATAAGGGCAATCGAACCAAATATCAAAATGTGTTGTTGCACTTGCTTCCTGCATAATCTAATTGTTATAGTTAATATTCAATCTATTCTGCTCATTTTCCTGTATTTCACCGTTGCTTGAATTTCAGGAGAATGTCTTTCTTTTACATAATCACAGCCCTGCATTATCCATCCATCCTTGGATTCTCTTTCAATTTCAGGCTCAAGGTTATCACTTTGTACCATCGTATAGATAATGGTTTTTTCAATTGCTTTCATGCCTTCAATAGTTTTATCGCATCTTCTACGCGTTCAGTTAAAAAGTCAACGTCCTCTTGTGGAACGTCGAACTCGAAGATGTTGATGTTCTTGTACTCTCCACCATCCAATAAGTGAGGTAAATCTTCGTCTTCAGACCAATTAATGAAAGCGATCTTGTTCTGATCGCCGTCGTAATTGTTAGCCATTTCCCGGATTTCTTCCAGTTCTGACAAGTAAGGAACATAAATGATGATCTCAGCTTTGTCCTTTCCGGTGAGAATAGCATTTGAAACCAATTGCCAATACCATTCAGGCTTCACTTCCTTAAATTTCTCAGTACTTTCTTCGAGCGCATCTATGGCCTCACAAAATGATTTGAGTGTCCAGGGACATTTAATGTCACCAACGAACTCGCCTCGTAATGTATCAGGTGCGCCCGTCCACTCCTTAATTGTTGGATGTCCTAATCTTCTTTCAGAATCCAGTCGATAACTCAAGTCGATCAAATCAAATACTCGAATCTCCATGAATTTACCCCAATTCGTCGGCTTTGCACTTGTCTCACCCGTTAGAGATTTACCTAGCTTCTGTTCAAATCGTTTATCCTGAATGTAAGTCAATCCAGTTTGATAAAAATTAGCATCTTTTGCCCTTCCAGTTTTGACTAACTTGTAAATTTCAGATGATGAGAATGTACCGTGTCTTGCGTTTTGTTCTTTCATAATTACAATTTTTGCATGTGTAATTTAACTTCGTTCCAATAGTCACGTTCTTCATAAAACCAATTATCCCAAGTGCTTTTATGATTAAGCAAATCAAGTATTTCGTCTACAAGTTTTATCGCGCATTTCTTTGCTCTTTGACACGATTCTTCTGGCATATCTAATCCAACTTTAGGTTGTTCTTGTCCATTAATTAACATCATGCGAATTAACGAAACAGCTTTTTGTTTTGATTCCATAATTACAGTTTACTTAATTTGTCATACACCTTGCGATAGCTCTTTTCGTCTTTTTCTTCTATGATGGCCTCAACTTCCAATTGCTGTTCAAGGCTTAATGATTCTTTTTTCAACTCATAAAGAGATTCTATTTCTTCCAAAGTGTACACTTTTGTTTGAATAGGAACCGCGACACCATTATTTACATTGTAATCGTATTCGCTTTGAAGTCCAGAGATCCCAAATGCTTTCTTTAGAGCATGAGTTTCGGCAACTTTTTTAATCATATCTGCCGGATGGGATGACCAGGCATTAAATCCTTTATTGTATGCGCTCATTTCAACGAACTCAATAGTAGATTCACCGTCTTTTCGGAATACAATTGCATAAGCGGCGATTATATTACCCCTTTCCTTTCCAATTTTGGTTATTTTATGATGGACTACTCCGTTAGGAATATCGATTTCATATTCATCATGTTCGCATATTTCACATGACCGAATCCCATTATAAAAAGGACTTCTTTGTGCCTTTGCAAGAAAACCATCACGCCCAGCGAATACAAGTAAATTACCTTTCTTGTCTTTATAACACCAAATCTCCTTATTCAAAGGATTCAATTCAACGGTCTGGCATACTTGCAAAAAATAGGCTAATTCGGGATTTGTGGTGTTCTTAGCAACGCTATTCTTTACAATTGCTACCTGAGCCTCGCTGAAGTTATCTAACGTCTCAGCGATCATTATTTGATTATCTGTGACCTTTACGGCCAATTCTTCTTTTTTGTCGTTCATTATTTATAATTTAAAATGCTTAATTATTTTGTCTATTTCTTCACCTAATTTTTTGTCCGTTTCCAAATAACCTGAGATAGTTTTTGTGCCATACAGGACAGTAGTATGATCTTTCCCGTAATATTCCCCGATATAATCAAGAGTGCTTCTGGTGTACTTGTAAAGTACGTACATGCAAATTTGTCTTGGTGTGATTATTGCTCTTTTCTGACACGTAGACTTAATATCTTTTACGGTTATACAGTGCTGTTCACAAACATAAATAGTTATTCTGTCTATCATGCTGACCTTTTTTGGTACTCCGGGTATTGAATACGGATTTTTCATAGAGGTATCAAATTTTTTGTTCGTTTAATAAACCAGTTTCTCATTTTCACAAACCAGTCGCGCTTTAATTCCATCCTTTTGATATGCTCCGGTAACGCGAAAAAATCATCTCTATTTACTCCGCTGAATATTTCGGTTTCTTCGCTTTCTTCGACGTGTTTTATGTGATCTTGGTAGTCCATTTAATTAAGATTTAGTTGATTCGATTCTTTTAGATGTTCCAATGACATTCAAAAGGCTTAAATAAGTGACATCTTTTATGTCATAGCCTTTCTTTCTCCAATGCGGTATTCTGACCAAAGAGCGTATTGCGTATTCTTCGTTTATGAAAGAAGTTGGAATCAATGTTTTTTCTTCAAAGGAAATTAGGTCTATCGTTAGTTTTTTCGTCCTGAAATTATAAGTGCTTTGGCTTATCTTGAAATCAAATTCCACTAGGCTTCTTGTTAAAAACTGAACAACAATCTTTTGCTTTTTTAGTGTAATAGCCGACTTCGTAACGCTGACAAACTTAAATCCGTTACACTTGAATATATCAATATCAGCGTCACTAGCAGCCACAAAGTCATAATCCAAAGGCGTTCGACCTTCTAATATATCAACAACAGCCCCACCCACTAATAAGAGGCCACTATACCTATCTCCCATTAATTCTGTGAAATATTTTACGGTTGAATCATTTGTTATTTTCGATACCATTTTTTCTGTTTTCATAATTCACTACTTAGGGTTAATAATTCACTCAATTGGTCTTTGTACTTTCTTGTCAACTCGGTTTTTTCGGTTTCCAGCTTGTCAATATGTACTCTTAAATATTCAGCATCGTATCCAAGCTGTTCTCTTTTTAAAATACTCTCCTTTTTGCCCTTGATTTGCCTCCTGGTAATTTCTATTTGCCACAAGTTCTCGGTTGATTGCTCGGTTAATATTTCCATCTTCTCCATTGTCATGATATAGCTTTTTTATTTCAGATTTAAGTTTTCCATATTATTGAATATTTCTTCGGAATTAAAATCTTCCCATTTAAACTGAATAGATTTCATCCATATTTCTTTATCTGTTAAGCATCTAATCTTTTCCAAATTATCCGAAAAATTAATCCTGTCTATTGGAAACCTCTGATGAAACCAAGAATTAGGTTTATCAGGATATTCTTTATCCAAAGTTCTCTCTTCGATATTTACAAGTTTATTACCTATGGTAAATATTGCTGTTAAAGTTATTGTGCTACTGTAATAATGTCTATAAAGCCCCGGTTCAAGTTTCATAATTCTCTAATTTGTTTAAATAAAATCCAACTTTCTTTTATCAAAAAGTAGTACCCGATAACGGTTGCCTCAAATAATATGGCTGGTATCAATTCGGTCATTCGGTTGCTTTTTTGATTAAATCTGTTATTAATCGTTTGAGATATTTATATTCTATTCTTAATTCTTGTGGTGCATTTAACAACATAGGATGAGTTGCATAGACTTTACCTTCGGAGTTTGTGTACCGTAAAGAAATGACGTGGGAACCAATGCCATTATTGATTGTCTTTATTATCCATTCAGACGGTTCAAAGACTTGATTCTTATAATCAATTGTTCTCATTCTTCTTAATTCCCACTTACCTTCTTTAGAATTCATCTTATTTGTTTTTACCTAAGTGACCATTCACTTAGAAGGTTAGTTAATTAGATTCAATCCAGTCTAAAAGTTCATCACGTTTTTCACGCAATTCACAAAGAATCATCTCTAAATCATCTGTTGTTGTTTCATGTTCTAAACCTTTATCTGATTCTTGCCACGCCTCACTTTTATCGTACCAATAATTTCGACGCTCATCGTATTTGCGCTCAATTTTATCAATTACGTTGTCTAATTCGTTATGTAATTTTTTCATCTTATATAATAAAAGAGGTAGACACGAAGGCGACGAAGGAAGTGCTGGCTTCCAAAGAACCTTCTTAATGTGTCTACCAATATTTTAATTGAATTTTCCAGCACGGATTTTCGTCTTTAATTACTTATTGAAACGCTAACTACGTACTTAGGTTTCAATAAAACAAGTATTTCTGCAATTAATTCTGGTTTAAGTATGAAATTAGGTGAAATACCTACGAAAATAAGTCAGATCAGATAGAACAGGCATTAGAATCTGTCCTTGTTAAAGCCTCTAAATCTGATCTTATGCGAAAGATTTTGATCGAATCTTCAGTGCAAAGTTAATAAAATGTGTTGAATTGTGGGAATTATAAGCCCATAATACCCATAACAAAGTCAATTTGCTCCTGGGTAAGAACGCCTTTAGCGATAAGTCCTGCTATAACCAATCCTAAAACAATCCTCCAAAGTTCTGGTTTACCAAGTTTGAGACTACCAGCAGGGTTTTCCTTGGTATCCTCCTTAAAATTAGTTACTAAAGTCCCAACAATAGGAGCCGATTGAGCCAATCCGGCAATACCTTTTCCGACAGTAGTTTCTTTAAAGAATTTATTCAGCTTGCTATCCTTGAAACCGTTTGGAAATATTTTTTTACCCATGATAATTAGTTTAAATGTTACGATTGTGAGAATTTTACTACATCCATTACTCTATTACTCCATCCTCCAATAAATTTAGCCTGAGATTTGTTCTTTCTAACGAGTTGGCAATAAAAATACATCCTTTCAAGTGCATATTGATATAGTCCAACAGATTTAGAATGTCTGATTGTGTTGGGTCCTATAATTCCATCCACAACAGCACCACCACATTGTTGTAATAGCTTGATTGCCCGTGATGTTCCCATATTGATCCCGGTATCAAATACAATATATCTAATTGATTCGGGCAAATCGTTGGCCCTGACTTTATCCCAATATTTCGTTTTGTAGATTTCCTTTGCAGTCTCTATTGGCAAATTTCTCATATTACCGGAATATCCATTCTCTCTGGCAACAGCAATAGTGATACCATAATTAGTTTCACCACCCCGATCAGTTGGGTCGTTTACATATCCACCTTCATGTGATAATACTTTTTCTATTGCAGTTTCAAAATTCATTTCTTAATCTTTTTGCCTTTAAAAATAGCCCATGCCTTAGCGAAATTCAATGCTGCAATTGAAATTACTAAAATAAATCCACCTACACCCGCCAAATGTTCGGTCATCCATGCCAATGCCAAAGCACCAAAACTTGTAGCGTTTAAAAATATCATTGAAAAATCAATATCGACATTATATTTCATTATCTTATAAATCATCAGCAGTGCTTTTTAAGTTTATTATCAAATCTACTATCGAACGTTACATCAACCTGAGCAAGCAGGGTGCCATCTTCCCTATATTCCGGTTTGTATTCGTTAGGATTGCGTACAGGCGTTTTAGTATGCTTATTAGGGTTATTGTTGTTGTAGTCCGTTATCTCAATAGAATCGGCTTGCAGTACCTCTGTTTTAACAAAATTATGAACTATCGCCGGAGCATGATCGATACGCATGAAATATTTTTCTAATTGCTGATCTCTAACTGTTTTCTTTTCTTCATTTCTGAATTTGGTAAACGTCTTATCGTAATCAGAATTGTCCCCTCCAAAGAAACCATGAACACGTAATTGATTAGTCCAATTAAGTGGGAAGAAAACACGTTTTCTAACGTCGAACCTATCACCTAATATGAATGAATTCGAAAAATCTATCTTAATGGTTCCATTTGCCCTAGCGTCTGAAAAATTACCTACACAATACTCGAAGTCAAAATCTGAAGGCGGAACACCTAAAATAGTTAATTTGTCTGCTCTGAGCTGATATGTACCTTCTCCATGAGCAATTAATACTAACCTCCAATCAAATCTATATCCGGCGTAAACTCTGCCTAGCTCATCTTGATGGAATGGATCAGATGTATCATAACCAAAAAACTCTCCAAATGTATCATCAACAAGTGGAATATCTGCGAAAGACGGATCAGATGGTTTGGTCAAAAACATATCTACCGTTAAAACTGAAGGCTCATAAGGTCTCAGAAATCGAGTGAAATCATTCTTTAATGGATCTGTATCAGAAATGTCGGCCAAAATTGGAAGTTCGAAACAACAGTCAATATTATTTGGATCTAAAAATACATCCGTGATTGTGTCCGGGATTATTTTCTCAGCTAAACAAGTTACTTTCTGCGTGACTACATCCCCTCTCATAATCTTTTGTAAAGTTGTTCATGCAAAATTACCATATCACTCTCACTTCTTAACTTTTTTAATATTGTATTGGCTTTGTTCACTTGAATCCTGTTTGTTGGCTGATTGCTATTAATGTGACAATTCTCTTTTGGACTATTAACTAAATGAGCCATGCAAGATAAAGGCTTGTTTTCGTGTATAGAGCAATTACCTTCTTTGAGAAATACGCAGGTTTTATCAGAATTATTCCAATCATTAACTTGTTTTTCAAGTTTATCCATGTCGATATCGATTCCCAGACTAATAATTTCATTCACCTCTTCAGAAAAAACCGATACTTTAACATGACAACAATTTGGACAATTTGCTTTGCAAGTAATTGGATATTTTGTTTTTGAATAACGCTCTATTACATCAGCAACATGAGATTGTATTTGTTTTCTTTCTATCAAGATGTTGGAGTTGTTTTATTATGTGCATAACCAAGGCTATCACCTACTATAACCACCATATAAGACTTAAATAGTATTGCTTCTGTATGTGTTAAATACGGCCAATTAGCAACTGTTTCCACGAAATAACTTGGTTTCGCTGGTGGGTTTGTCATGGTTGGTTCATCTTGATCTTGCTTGTCGCCCATAATCATAGTGCCGTCACTCGATCTTTTACCACCAACATAACCAGCCTCAGCGCGTTCTGTTACGCTTGTTGCGTCTGTACTCCATACAGGGTATATATAATTGTTATTCATTATTGAGGGTATTTAAAATCTTGTAGCATTTCTGCATCTGTTAACGCTCTTTTCCATAATTTAGGAATCGTAACCTGTCCTTGGAATTCTTCGTTTGTAAAGTCATCATACGCTCCTATGGTTATTTGTGCTATAATCGCGGCCAATGCTTTATTAGTTGAACTTGTTGCTATACTCACACCTTGGCTATAAAGTTCATGATCTGTTGCTGACCTTGTAATTAATCCATAATGATGAAACGTACTATCTGCTGGTAAAGAAGTCGTGACTTGAAATATGTAAGAACCGTCAACCCATAGCCAAATCTGAGTAACACCCATTCCTGCGTCGAAATAAGGATAAAAAGCTAAATTGTCATTGCTGTCGGTTGCGCCTATGCCAAACGCGGCCTGATCAATTCTGTAAGCAGTTGAAGCAGCCCAAAAAGTTATAGTATGCTCAACAGAACCGTCAAAGATTGAAAGCAGAGCTGAATCAGTTGAAGTTACATGATCATCAACACCGTCAAAGTCAATAGCACGTCCTAAATCGCCTGCATCAAAGTTTTGCGTAGCACCTGTAACAGTAAAAGGACGTCTGTTGCCGCTTAATTCTGCTAGTGCGCCACTACTTTCATCGAAAGGCAACCAAGCCTCTAAGTTTGCGTATCTGCTTCCAATTCCATATATCATGCTGGATAATCTTTTAGAATTCCCATTCTTATAACAGTACCATCACATACTCCACCGTAGCGATCACCAGCTAATGCGGTGACACTCATAATCGGTGCGGAACCGCCTGGAAATTTAAACGCAGGCCCAAAAGCCATCAATCGGCCACCTGTTGCATCCTGATCGACCCACCATTCATGATACGATCCATCAGTTAAATTTGTTGGATCAGCTAACGTGTAAGGGCCATTACCTAAAAGCACAACCCTATGATACATACCGTTATCCAAATCCGTATTAATGGTTGCGGCGGCGGCTGATAATATATCAAATGGACTATTTAATTGACCATTTACTGTAACATTATCGAAAGTTGAACCACCATCACCTGACGAATAAAAACTAATACTTAATTCATCAAAACCTGCAAAATTAAATCCGCCGTCAGCCTCAAAGGAAACAGGAATTGTAAAGTAACTAGTATTATCCACAACATCGCCATCGATAGAAAATAGGACAAATTTGGTTGTATCATTTTTATTTCTTAATGTAATAACGTCACCTATTTGGAGCATAGAAGTAATTGAACTTATGTCTGTGGTTGAATCTTCCTGATCGTGAATAAAAATATTTGTCACACTGGAATTAACAGCGTTATTAAATCTAATCTCTTTGGGATCAGGAGGAGCTGTAAGAAGAATATTAAAATTATACAACAAAGGAATAGATTCATCTAACCATTGCCATTGTCCATTGCTAAGTTGTTTTTGAATTTGTGTCATAATTGTTTATAAATTTCTATAAAATGTACCGTTGAATCCTTATACCTATCCTTTAAAATAGCCATATTTTTATCATACATCTTACGGTCAAATTGCACATTGTAAATGTCGATAAATACATGATCGTAATTTTTACCAATCCATTTAGCCTTCATCGCATCGTCGTGATATATGTTTATTTTTTCAACACCTTGAAATTTTCCATAAATTCGTTTAAACAGTTTTATTACTTCTGTATTAATTTCCAGCACATCAACTTCTTTGACCTGTTTTTTTTGGCTTGCACGGATTACATTACATCCAAGTCCGAGTCCAAGTATTAAGACTTTTCCTTTGAGTTTTTGAACAATTTCTGCATAACGTTTATCGGTAAAATTATAAACACTGTCAATATATTTTCTACCTTCCTTGATAACTAATTTATCACCGAAACGTGTTTTTTGGTTTAATAAAAGAAAGTTCTCACTGGAAAGTTCCTTACATTTTTCATTTGATATTTGAGGCTCGTTATACATCTGTGTGCGGTCCATGTATAAATACATCAGATTCATTTACATCAGCTTGAGCCCCAACTAATACTTTAAAGAAAAAAGTATCTGTCACGCTTAACATCTCAGGTAAGGCACCCATAATATTAACAATATAGCTTCCATCTACGATGTAACCTAATAAAGTAGTGGCTTTTAAAATGTCATCTGTATCAGTGGCCGAACCTATTTGAATTGTTATATCTGACAAATCTTTTATCCCCCCGCTCCGATGACGTAATCTAAGAAAAGTAGGAGTTACTGTTTTACCCACAGCAGCATTCCAAGTAAGCGAAGTTTCTGCTCCTACACCCAAAGCCCCTAAATTAACTAATGGTGCAAATGCCAATATATTAACTCCCTTTATTAAACTATTCGGAACACTTCTACTGTCAAATACATCCGGCCCGGTTGAAACCAAGACCGATACATCCATCAAATCAAAGTCTGATAGAAGCAGTGCTTCCTCTATTGCATATTCTGAAATACGTTCGTCTGCCATGTTTACAAAGTTAAATTATTTAATCTAATAGCTTAAATCCAGTGCTTCCTTCGAGTTGCTTCAACGTTCCATCTTCTTTCAATTTAGCATCAGCACTTGGAGCAGGTGCCCTATTATCATATAGCCTTCCGGTTATTTTAAACTCAAGTTTATCCGGTAATAAATCACCTATAATTAATGCTTCAAGCCTGAATATATTTCCACTTGGATTAGTTATAATGACCCTGTTAGTTGCATCGATACCTTTCCACCATGTATTAGGAGAGGCATCATAATCGGAGTACAGCCAATAAGTATTTTGAAAAGTACCTTCCTCGAACACGTCCAATTTCATTACCCCTGTTAATTCACTCACTAAGGGATTTGGAGCCGTCCCGATATAAGTCATATTTATTTCAACTCGACCATTATCATATTTAATAATGAACTTCTCAGCACCATCTACAAGTAGTACGTCGTTTTCGTCAAAGGTTAATACTTCCTCAAGATTCCATTCATCACCGGCCTTGTAATCATTGGCACTTTCGATCTTGGTTTCTAAAGGAAAGGTCAAAGGATCACCGTTTTTTTGAGCTGTTAAGACAGTCTTGAAGAATAAATCCCAATCAGCAGTATTGGCATAACGTATCCAGTCCTGATTAAATCCCTGGTTAGGTTCTAGGTTATCAAAGAACTCACTATTAACCCCTGTGAGCGCAACAAAGTCCTCCCAGCGAATAATAAAAGGAAACTGTGAACGGTAAAAGAACAGCCCTCCACCATCTGAAGCGAATACTCTTAATAAGCGAACATTCGCTCTGTTTTGATCTGCGGGCGTTTTAAACCCTCTCGGTTGAGTTAGGTCGATATTAGGCACATCTCCGAAGGTAGGATCGTCTATGATTTCTGAAGCGGACAAATTAGTCGGTGGACTTTTATCTAGCACAAAGGAAGCTCCGGTTGTTTTCCTTAGTATTATTTGACTAGATATGCCTGTAAATACTATTGTGTCGTCTTCACGTCCGTTCTTATCCAGAAAGAAATTATTAACTCCGACTATATCATCTTCAATAAATGTATCAATGAACGTCTGAAGGTCTGCGACAATATCACTATCAGGATGTATCATATATTTTTGCACCATAGTAATCATACCCTCGTCTGTGGCATCATTAAAGTAATTTTGAGCATCAATGAGTAATTGCACTTTATCAGTTTCAGCACGTACTTTGGTATGATCTGCTGTCTCGAAATAGATCATGTATCTCTGCGTAGCATTGGCTGCAATACGAGTCACTAAATCAGTTGCCATTTCGATCTCTACTTTGACATCTATTTGAGAGCTACTTACAAAGGTCATCTCCATTGATTTGATGGTCTGTATATTCGTTCCATCTTGTCTTGGAGTACCACTACCAGACCCTAACGTGGATACTATGTTATCAAATGCGAAATTAAAATCCTGGGTTTGTGAGTTAGCAATTGTGTTATTTCTGTAAAGAGCCTCATCTGCCGGAGCGAAATTTATCCCGAATATCCCTTTTGTATTGCCGTCTGAGAAAACAGAATCAATACTAATTACGCTGAATTGTATCTTGGTAATAGCAGAAGTAAGCTCAATGGATGTGTTCAACGTATTGTCTGCACGTTTATATACTACATTTTGGAAGGTGAATTTGCTTGGCCCGCCGTTCAGGTTTTCATCAAACCATCCCATATTACCCAGCATCTCAAATTCTTCGATCTCTGTTATGTCGTTAGGATCGTTTACCTCAGCAGATAATTTAATACCAAATACAGGTTTTAACGATAGACCGTCTAAAAACCTTTCCTCCGGTGCTACTCTGTTTTGATTATCATCGAACTCATCGAATAACATTAAAGGATTGACAAGTAATTCCTGAGTGATTATAAAGGCTTGAGCCACCCCTGGCACAAGACCAGTATTACCCTGACCTGCTCCATTACCCTGAACGGTGATCGTTCCGAATTGATAGGACTTATGACCTTGTTGTTCCGTCGTTTTGACTGTGACCAGATCAGTTGAATCAAGTCCACTTACAAGGGTACGTTGGGTTTCACCGTCTACTTTGGAAATAAAGTTCAGTCCTTCCTCGTTCTCAATGAGATTATGTAAGAACTCCATTGCTGTTTGAGGGGTAATGTTAGCAACATAACCATCAACAGGCATAGTCTCAGCTATGAAAACCCTATTTGTTATTAGGGTTTGAGTGCCTTTGTCATCATCAATTATCTCTAATATGTCCATTTGTCCATCGTTCAACCCCCCTGCTGTTCCAACCGTTTGGATTCTATCGCCAACATTAAAACCTTCCCATGCAGTACCCGTGTTAGAATACCATATAGCAGTTAAATCTAATACCCTTCCATTATGTACCGCTCTTGGGCCAATTTGAATAGCTGGCAGGTTCTCAGGATCACCTGTTATAGCAGAAGAATCTAGTGATTGAGCTATCCGATAAGTTTCATAACGAACCTTAATCTGAGATATTTGAACCGAGGACTGATTAGCACCCATAAAGTCCGTAGTGTCTAACGAACCACTTAGATCATCCCAGGATTTAGTAGATTCAATGAATAAACTCATAGATCATTAAAATTTAAATCATTCCACATCTGCTGTGCTTTCTCAATGTTTTTATCCTTTTCAAGCTCTTTATCAACCTTTTTTCTTTGCTCCGGTGTTAGTACATTTCTTATCCCCTGGAATTTATTCATAGCCTTTTCAGCATCTTTACCTAGCGTAATAGCCATGGTCTTAAATTCTTTTATTTGCTTTTCTAAATCGGTCATACTCCTTTTGGTGTGTCTTTGGTTTCTTTGAGATTTCTACTATAAATTTCTTGTATCCAATATTCAATAATCGCTTCTTCGCTCTCGGGGTCCCAATCAAGTGAAACGAGTTTACCGACATTTCCGTCTGCATCAAAGATAAGATTATTCCTCCGCACTTTTTTGTAGTCCTCAAAACAGAATGTAATCGGCTTGGGTGTTATGAATTTAACAAATTGATTAGGCAGAGGCAGTTTAACTGATGGAACGAATGAATTAACAAAGTGAAAATTCTCCCAAAGGAAGTCCGTGTTGAGCTTAATTGCATTATCAAGACTTACCTTTGTTTCGACTGCATTGGGTTTAATATCAAGTGCAACTACTTTAGGAACCTGGAAATAATCTGCACTTAATTTCATCATACCAATACGATTCGAAACTAAATCACATATTCCTCCTGCTGGTAATTTACTGTTCTTTTTATCTTTTTTCAAAACAGGTTTAGCTACTCGAAGTAATGTATTAAGTAAAGGGCAAATAGCTTTAATAACACCATTAGCAAACTTCTCCGGGACGGTTAATTTGTTCTTTCGTTTACCCAAGGCGAATCCTATATTAACCTGTCTTTCACCTTTCATAAGTACCATGTCGGCGTTATCAACTGCGAGAGGCTCAGTAACTATTGAGGTTAAAGTACCTTCAAACTCATCAATGGTGTTTTCATCGCTCAGATCAGTTGAGAAACGCAACTGATAAAGAGCCTCTATTTCATCAGCGTTGATTCGGGTTTGGAGTATTTCAGCTTCAGGAATAATATAGTTGGCCTCAGATACGTTCACATCTATCCGTTCCATACGGATAATATTGTCCTCAACTATTTTGCGGGCGTTCCACATATTTTGCGCTAACTCTAATATCTGTAAAAACGTTCCTTCAAAATAACCTGTTTGAATAGTTGGAGTTGGTTTTTTAAATCCTAATATACCAGTGCCGTCATCGAAACTCTCAAATTTTGATGGAAATACAACTACTTTATCCCAAAATGGATCAAGAAATATGGTAGATTCAAAAGACATTTCAAGAAACTCAGCACCCCGATCAAGTAAGGTTCTCATTCTCATACCAGCTTGAAATTTAACGGGGCCAATAATAGATTGAAACAAATCCTTTATTAGTTTAATCATAGCTATTATTAAGAAAATCAAATACACTACATAAAACACAATTTTAGCTATTGCCCTGGCAAGAGAAGCAACTCCAAAAAATTCTATGACAAATTCTTTTAAATCCTGAATAACAGTTTTAATTTGAACAGCCAATACAAAACCAGTAAGGGTAAATATGGCAATATCTTGAGTATTTGGAATCTTTGAGTTAGTGTAGGGAGCAAATATGTAATCATCTGGTGTAATTCTGCCAGGTTGTCCAGCCGATAAACTAGCTAAAAACGAGTAGGTAAATAGTGCCCGATCATTTAACCAAGGACTTGAACCCCTGTCAACCATGTCAGCCGTTACCAAATCACATTCAAACTCAACTCCACTTCCGGCCAGATCAATATAACCGTCGATTAAATTAAGTACTTCACCTTTAGATTCCAGTTCAGCCCGTGCCGGAAGCCCTTCCCAAACGCCCGTACCTCCTGTTTTGCCATCCTCCCTATATTGATTTATGATCGTTGCACCGCTTTCTGTGGCTCTGCCACCTACACCAAAAGTAAAATTTGGGATACTCGCTGCAAACCGTGCATCAGGGTCTTCCTCATCATGGTTAATTTGAATCCTGACCTCACCTGAGTTGTGAGGTGGTTCGACTTCCTGTTCCCCTATAAAAAATCTGAGCTTCAATACTTACCAATTTTCTTCATTATGAATTTGATCGTTTCCTTCTGCATACCCTTCATGCGTTTTTCCCACACTTCATGGAAAGAATCCCAATGTGTATCTATTTGAACCCTATTATCCTCAATCGCTTTAACAATAGTTTTGTGGCTCTCAACAACTTCAGTCATATCGACTTCTTTTTCAGCCAAATGACCCTGAAGTTTAGGCATGAACATCCATGTATTACCTGCGTTATGTTCACGTACTGCATCAACTATATCATCTCGTTTGGTGTATCCCATTGATCTCATTTGATCGGCCTGATCTTCGTTGAATACCATTTCCCTTTCGTGAGTATATCCGGTTATGGCTCCATCCTTATCCCTTAATCCTACGCCCGTTCCGGTATCATCAATACCCTCTTTAAATCCGGATAAACCTGCTGCGATTGCTTTAGCTAAGAAAGTGGTTGAGAACGCCTCTGCAATAGCAGCAGCACCCTCCTTATCAGAGTTAGCCAATTGTCTTAAAAATGTCTCAGCTAACAATATTGCCTCAGTTCTTCTTTGTTGCTTTTCTTCTTCCCGTTGTCTGGCCAGTCGAGCCTTTTCCAGTTGCGCTTCTTCGAACGCAAGTGATTTAAGTGAGCTTGTTTCATTGCTTTCCCTAAGTTGTTCAATCAAATCTTCCCTTCGTGCGATATCGTCATCAGCAGCTTGTAGACGCAACTTGTCTTTTTTAACTAACTCCTGTTTAGTTAAATTAACCGTATCATTAACAAATTGTCTTTGAGCTTCAAGCCTTTCTTCATCAAGCTGTTTTTGTTCATCTAATATTTCCTGATTTGCCGTTGCTCTGGCTTCTGCAATTGCATCTAATATTTCCTGTTCTGCATCAATTTGTGCCTGAATTTCTTCATCGGCTTTTGCCCTTGCTTCAGCAATTTCCTTATCGATAATTAACTGATCTTTTTTAACGAGTGTTAATTCTCTAAGGCGTTTTATTTCTTTCTCTATACCAGCTATTGTATCATTTTTTAACGCTATATCTTTTTCTGTTCTTTCAGATAATTCCTTAGCTTTTTTTAATAATTCTAATTGTTTCTCGATTAAACTGTTTGTTGCCGTAGTAACACCACCAGTAGCTTTTGTTTCTTTATTTAAGAAGTCAATACGATCTTGAACGAGTTTTTTGTTTGCTTCTATTGCATCAGATTCTTTATTTAGAGCATCAATAGTTTCATCTATTAATCTTAATTCTTCTTTCAATCCAGCGACAAGAAACTCATTATCCTCCCTTACTCCTTCAGCTAAAAATGCTCGTATATCTGATTGTCTTATTAGTTGTTCGGTTAGCTTTTCATCAATCTTTAATCTTTCCTTTGAGCTTTCAATATCAGCTAATAAAGTAGTTAACGCAGTTTTATTTAAAGTATCTAAAATTCCAAGTCTTTTCTCAATGCTTTTTTGAAACTTAATATTTTCCTCCATTGCATTGTTTAAGTCTCTTTGAGCATCAGCGGCTTCATTTGCGCTATCTCTAAAGGCTAAAAAAGCTGTAACGGCTAAGGTTAATAATGCTATCAATGCACCTATTGGATTGGCTTTAGTTGCAAGATTAAAACCTTTCATTGCTTTAGTAGCTCCTTTCAATCCACCCGAAAGTGCTGCTTGTGCTATTCTAAGCCCGTTTGTAACAACTGTATAGGCTTTGGTAGCTATATTGGTGGCTATAATAGTTAATCTATAAGCCACGAAAGCAGCCAAAACAGACCCCAAAACTTTTGTAAGAAAAATAATACTTTTAGCTATGTTTCTTATTCGTAATCCTGCTTCATTTAATTCTTCAGTGGCTTTTTGAGTTCCTGATAAAAAACCAAGTAATTCAGCAGTCACATCAATAATGGTTTTTAAAATACTTGCAAATCCCCCTTGACCGTCTTCCAATGTGAGTATGAATGATTCCCATGCTGAATCAAGGATTTTAAGCCTAGCATCTAAAGATTTTAATTGCTCACCTGTTAATTGATCTAATGTTCCTTGTGAGTTTTTAAATTCTTCCGTTAATTCGGCTACTCTATCTCTATTATCAGCTAAGATCAAACCAAGAGCTGCTGATTCTTTACCAAATAAATTACCCGCCAATCTTAATAAATCAGTTTTTTCAACCCCTTCATCTTGAGCTTTGTTTATTTCATCCAAAGCATCATTTAAAGTTTTGCCATCGGCAGCTAATTTTAAAAATGATGTACTTGTTAAACGACCTGCTCTTGCTGCTTTGATACCATTATCTACCAAAACTCCTAAAATAGCTCCAGTTTCTTCAAATGATACACCAGCAGCTTTTGCCGTTGGTGCTAAAAATCCTAAAGCATCTTTAATTCTTGTGAAATCCAGAGCAGTAGAAGTACGGATTTTGGCTATAATATCAGCAAATTCTTGTGCTGAATCTGAGCTTTTACCAAAAGCATTTAAAGTCTGGATCAATAATTCGCCTGCTTCATCAGAGGTGGCTTCTAATGCTATTGATAAATCGTTTACAGGCTTTAATAATATCTCTACTTCATTTTTGGTTTTACCTAATGTAAATAAGGTTTCGGCTAATTGGCCTACTTCATTAGATGTCTTAATGCTTTCTCTGGCTACTTTTTTAATTTCATTTTCAACACTAGCCAATTCTTCTCTGGCAATTCCAGTTATACCAGCAATATTTCTCATTACTTTATCAAATCCTCTGATTCTATCAATTGCATTACCAACAACCCTAGTGAGCGCAAAGATTCCGGCTGTTATTCCTAATACTCCCAATCCTTTAGATAATATTCCACCTACTTTTTGCCATGCGGTACCGTAACGCCCTACATCGCGCCGTCCATCTCTGGCTGTTTCATTTACTTTTCTTAATCTATCATCTAATTTTTGGAATCTTTGTCGTGCCCGTTCTGCTTGCTTAGAATTTAAACCAAACTCAACAGCCAAATTTTTGAATTCTTTTTGAGCCTTATTGGTAGCTTTGGTTAATTTATCATGCGCATTAACAAGTCCTAATTCCTCTCTGGCGAGTTGTTTGTTTGCTTTGTTTTGCTCTTGAATCTGAATTTTTAACTTGGTATTTTCTTTGGTTCTGGTAGCATTGGCAACGGATAGCTTATCCAATAACTTCAATCTTTCTTTTTGAAAAACGTTAAGATCGCCAACTGCCTTTTTGCTCTGATTAATAGCCGTATTGAATTTTTTAAGGTCTTTAGCACTCTCAACTTTTATTCCTTTGAAGGCTTCAACCGATGCGGTGGCAACATCCTTCAGGCGTTGTTCGGTAATATCTAATGCCTTATTCAGCTCCTCAACTTCCTTCTCTGGATCGGTAAAGACATTTTTATTAAATATTTTCTCCCTGGTTATCGCTGTCATTTCCTGCGTTTTTGTCGAGACAATATCTCTTTATTTCTCTTAATCGCTCGACGCTTTGCTGTTTCAAACTCAATTATACTATCCACTTTCGGATCGATTTTAGTAGTGCCCTCCAATACCATTTGGATATTTAAAAGCATTTCATATTCATCTACATCCTTCGCACCAACAAGCATTGACTGAATCTCTGCCTCAGCACGTAGTATGCTCGTATACCACCTGAAAGATCCTGTCACTGCAAATTTAACCCTAAATTCCTGAAGCTCTGAAATGAGCCTGATGTACCTTTTTTGGCGTTGTTGAATCCCGAAGTGATCTGTGAATTGATCGTTGAGCTTATCCCACTGCTCCGCTGCCCTTTGGAGTATTTTTATAGATGAGGTTTTAGTCCCTTTGATTAATGCCAGCAAGTCACCCTTTTGGAGTTTCCACCAAACAACCGCCGGAACATATTCAACGTCATCATGCAGTTCCGGTAAGAAGAAGATTCTCCACAATTTCAGGAGTGTCAGTTTCAATCTCATCTATCAAGATTTGTAAATTAGATTCTAAAAGTCCAACGATTTCCTCACCATAAACATCCATCAGGTTCTTGTCCGGCTTATCCCCATCGGCTTCAATGAATATATCACCGTTATTTGTGGTGACTGTCCAAGTGCCATAAAAATCACCTGTATCTTTTAATGTAACGTGAGCCGTTGGCTGACCTTTCTTTTGTTTCTGTTTGATAGTAAATTCGGCATATATACCCAAGGTTTCACCCTCTGAGTCAATGCCTTTCTTGAATAATTGTTCTTCAGTGTTTAACCGGATAATAAGGTCTTGGAACTTCGTCTGATTAATGAGTATGTCAAGAACACTTGCAGCAGTGATCTTACTCATATTAACCTTTAGTTGCCTTATTTCGTCGAACATTGGAACCCGGTTTTAGGATTCCTACTTAGACTTATAACCTTCGTCAATAAGAACTTTTTGAAGTGACTCCCAAACGCGATCACGTTGAGCAGATTTTAACTGCCAATAAGTTTTTGGATTTCCTTTACTGTCCTTTTCATCACCGTAAAGTTTGTCGAAATTAGCACGAGTCATCTTCTCACATCCTGCTAAGACGAACCTAATATTACCAATTTTCTCATGGGTTTTCTTTGCTTTATCAGCCATTTTTGTGTTTTTAAATTATATAATAAAGTTAATAAATCTACGATGCAGCCAGTTCCACCCCGATAAATCGTTTCAAGTCAGATTCCAGTTGAACATAATTTCCGCCAATACCTCGTACTTCCATAAGATCGGCAGCAGTTACAGGAAGTGTGTAAACAAACACATAGTTACCAGCTGTTGGCTCAGTTTCACTAGAAGTTGGTTCAACTGCAACATCGGTATTATTAAAGACATCCAAGCTAGGTGCATCAGCCAAGCCACCAACAGGAGTTCTACTTAATGCACCTTGATAATCATCTTCAACGGTGAACGCAATACTGGCTAAAAGAGAAGCTGTGATTTTAATATTAGCATCAACAAGAGCTTTAACTAAGTTTAAATCAAAACCACCCATCGAATCCTTTTCTATGAAGTCAACATCTCCATCTTTAGCAGCTCTGGCATATTGGAAGGAAAGTTCTACTCTTGCAGCTTCAGGTGTATCTGTTTTATCAAACGCTTTAACATCAAGTGTACCGTCTATAATCTCTCTTGCAATAAAGTCATCGGTTCCGGGAACTGTTTGACCTACCAAAGACTTGTTACGGTCTTTGTACATAACACCAAGTCGATTCCTGCAAGCTAATGCATCAAGTTTTTTCTTGAATTTATTAGGATCATCAATTGGGAATGTCATAGTGGCAAGTCGAATCCCTTCGGATATTTTAATCTCTCGTCCACTTGGGAAGGTGAATTTATTGGCATCAGGTGGAGTACTTATGAAATCTTCAATGTCTTTTACGGGTAACCATCTTTCCCTAACCTCTTGATTTTTAAATCTCGCATCAAAGAACGCCTGATTAAGCGTATCTGTTACCAGATCGATTCCGTTAGAACTGCCATCTACTTTGTCAAGTGACATGAAATAAATGTCTTCTGGAACTTCCACACCTTTTAGACATCCGGGAAGCCCGTAATTTTCTATGCTGCTTCCATCTCCACAGCTACAAGTTGCTATAAAATTGCCCATCTTTTTAAGAGTTTTAAATTAGTTTAGATATTCAAAAGTAATAAATTATTTATTAATCAATTTCTTCAAACCAGTCAGGTGTTATTTCTTCTATGCTATCAAGTTGTTGCTGAGTCATAACAGGCTTCACATTTTCCCAATAGTTACCATCAACAACTACTTGTACGCCCAAAATATCCTGACTATTATGTTTTATAATATTGGAATATGCCTTTGTGCCTTTTGGTGAAATAGGAGGTTTCATTGCTTGAAACAGACTCTTTTGAAAATTGATAGCCTTTTGCTCAATAGTAAATGGTATTATTTCAATTTTCATATTCCGTATTTGGTTTTAAAGAAATTAATCAGGGTGGTGAAATCTGCGGAAGAAATCTCATTATTATATAAGACTATTTCTGCGATTCTTTCATCTCCAGGAGCAGTAGGACTCGCTCCCTCATTAGCGCCTATTCTTAAATCTAATATACCTCCTGTTCCCGTATTGCCTGTTGTAAATGCGTCTAAGTTTTTACCTATCTTGCTTAATACTCCATTTGATACGCTTTTTGTTATAACAGGTACAGTTCCTAAACTGCCATCTGACAATGTAGCAGTACCATTAAATAAACCTAAAGTATCACCACTTGATGTAAATAATTGGAAATTAACACCAGTTCCATTCGCCATAATTGTATCACTGCCTATATTAGTATTTTTTTCAAGTACAATAATTACTGAATATGGTTGTAAGACTAAATCAAATATGCTATTCAACCATTGACTTCCATTAAAATTAACATAAGGTTTATTATTTGTTCCGAATCCATCTGAGTTCCAAACAGGTTGATTAACTCCGGTTGTTTGATTAAAATCTACCTCTGAACCTACTTGCCTTTTCCAATCGGTTACCTTGTCTAAATCATTAATACTTCCAGCGTTGAATGAAGTCTGATCGTCAGCAGCAAGCCATACCTTCATGCCTAATATATCGCTAGGAATAAATGCAGCAGGTGGATCTTCAAGTTCGATTTCACCCGTTGCCACACAATTAGCAGTTATAGCATCGGTCACTTCTACAAAAAATGTGCCCTCAGTAAGTCCTGTGGCAGTCTTGGTAGTTTGTCCTATTGGAACCATGAACTCATCAAACCACTGATAAGTCACTGTTGATTGATCTCCAAACTCATTCGCTGTTGCTGTACCATCTGAAGCGCCTGGTGAAGTTGGATCGGTCTTAGCCATAACTACTCCAATAGTACATACTATGCCACTGATCCTTGTATCACAGGCTTTCTTGGTCATTTGAAAATCAAAGAATGTCTCAACTCCACTTACATTCTGATTGATAAGCAGTTTAATGTTACCATGATCGGCTAAAAATTTACCCCAATTGGCTCTGTTGGTGCTCTTGTAATTCTTGATTTCCCCAAACATTGAACGATCTGCACGTATATTGGCAAAGAATAACTCAGCTATTTGTCGCGCTGGCTCGATTGCGTTGGTCTTATGCTGTTCTGAAGTCCAGTCAGCAAGTTTGGATTCATCCATAAAGAAGATTCTAGGACTGGATGTGCGACCAAATGCACTACGCCTATCATCTATTTGAGTTTCTTCAAGTACTTCCTGTAACCAAATAAATGGCGTTTTGTCTGGTGCTGCTTTCTTTCTGGTATGCTCATTGTTCATCATTACAGGTGTGCCATGAAAGAAGTTAGGCGCTGGTATGGCAAAGGACATCACAGTCGGTATTCCTGCTCCCGATGTTACATCCTCAATGGTTATACTCTCATTGATTACAAAGGCTGTTATACGATACTGTTTACTATCAATTGTGATTACTTTTTCAGGTCTGAGCCAAAAAGTATCGAAGGTGTCTAATCTGTAAGTGGTGGTTGTTAATAATGTTGCTGCATCTATCAGGAAAATAGGTGTTAAGGCCGTGACTAAATCCCTAACTATATCGACGGTATCAGGAGTTTTTACAGTCATCTACAAATCTTCTAAATAAACACTATAGCCATATAGCCAAATAAGGCAGAGCGAACCTGAAACGCTCATACAAAGACACCACCAACAATCAATGAATACCTGTGTTTGGGTTAATTCTGCATTGTTGAACATATAATACAATGGGTAGAAATATCCCACAAGGGTATATATGATTGCGATTACAAAGGCTATATAATAAAGTTTTTTAATCATCTAAAGAAAGGATATGAATTGACGTACTTTCGATCTTCCAGAGTATTCCGGATAGGTTACCTGGTCAAGTATTATGAAGTCCAAGATAGCTAAGAATGTTCTAATACCCCGGTTGTGGGTCATCTCTAAGTTGGCTGCATTGGCACTTAGATTAATCCCGTTCTCAAATTCATTCTGAATAACCCCAACAGGTGACTCTTGCATACCAGTTTGCTTAATCCACTCGAAGTAAATCATTGCCTGAAGCATCCTAATCATGCCCTCAGATCGTAAATAGAATGGATCGTCTTGATGAAACTTGTTGAATATATCTAAGAAACGTGTAGACTGTGGCACTTGTGGGAAAGGCGCTGTATCTAAATCGGCAATGAACAGGTCATGGAGTTCCTTTCCAAGTAAGTCTTGAAGTATTTCTTCCTCAAGACGGTCAATGACTGCTTGCAAATCATCGGTCTGATCCTGTAAGCTAATCAAGAACTCGCCTGTAAGGAAATCTGTTACAGCTACAAACCTTGCCATTGAGTATTATTTAGATTTGTTCGCCTTGACTCCCTTCTCTATTTTGTTTGAAGTGGTTTTCTTTTCAGATTTAGCAGGATAAGAATCAGCTATTTGTTTAGCTATCTTAGGATCACAGGCTTTAGCTAATCCCTGTCTTACCATATCAACAGCTACATCACTATTAACTTTTCTAATCTCTCCTTTTTTGAGACCCACTTCATGATCTTTTAAAATTTCAATTTCTGTTTTCATTATTTATGATTTAACGTTATAGTTATTATTCCTCCGGTAGAACTTCCAACGGTAATATTAACTTGTTGGAATACTCCATTGTATTCTCCTGCATCTATATATTCATCAGAGTTACCTACGGGAACGACCTTCACTCCGGCCGCAATATCTTTATATGTACCTGCAACAGTATTGGCCTCTTGCAATTGTACTGTAACAGAGCCAGTCAATATACTTGCGCCTTGAACCTGGAAGCTGACTTTTGAACGCTGGCTCAATGAAAAATTTGGTGCTACTGAGATTTGAGTATCTCCACCTGTGACATCGTATATTATTACAGTCTGATCCATATCAATGTTAATGTGAAAATAGGAGGACTTTTATTGCCCTCCTATCATCGGTTAATTATTAGGGTTTAGTTATCGCTGTGATTGAAGCACTAATACTAGGAACGTGTAAGAATGCAGCTTTGTGTACGTTTCTGATTACTAATACTTGTCTCGAAGTCACTTTCATTCGAGTGATGTCTTTGATCCAATCAGTATCATGTTGTGTTGCCACATCAAGAGTGATACCTTCAGAATTCCAAAGAGTTCCTTGAGTAAAGTCACCAATATATAATTGATTTTGTGGAACCAATTGATTCTCTATGATTCTAACGCCTCTTACTCTCATGCCATCTGTGCTCAACCAAGCAGGCATAATGTAATTGCCATCGGTATCTTTAGTCAATCGCATCAATTCAGCATCTTCTGGATTCATTATAATTGCGTTAGGAATGAACATGCCATTCTGTCCTGCGTTCATAACTTGAACCATACCAGTAGAGATAACATCAAAGATACTTGGATCAACGATTTTCAATGCAAATACACCAGCAACATAGTTAGGAGCAATTAAATCAACACCATCCAATTCATTACTAGCACCACTTCCCAATAAAAGTTGACGGTCAAGCTCCAATTCAATATTCTTGAATAAGAAATTCCTGATCTCTCCCTCAACGAATCCAACATCGACTAACGCTTCTCTGTTCACCGGAAGTGAATCTCCTATCTTCTCAACAGGTAAGGTTCTTTCTTCCCAAGTCAATGTTCCCTCTGGAATAGTTCCACCTTCAGCAACAGCAGCAGCACCAGAGGTAACTGTTACTTGATCCCAATAACGAATAACTCCGTTAGAATCCGGGCCGATTTGACCAGTGCTAAATAGTGGCATGATTGCATTAGCTCTCCTTGGAACTTGACCAACACCTGGAACTGATTCTGCCATTGTGTTGTTAGCAACAGAAGCTCGTGCAACAGTAGCCTTTAACTCCATCGCAAAGCCTTTGTTCTCCTTGTTACGGATATAATCAGCGATGTCATCTTTCCTCTCATCCCAAACTTGCTTCAATTCAATGCTGAAGCTAGCGGGTGTTTTATTAAGTAAAGCAGTTTTGGCTTTCTCATTTCTGAGTTTTCCAAGCTCTTTACCTTGTTCTTCCATCGCTGTTTGAAGTTGTGCAACGTGCTCATCTTTCAACTCACCGAACGCTTTTTGCAAAGCCTCTACTACATCCGTTCCAACTTTGTCCTCCATCTCGGTTTTCAAAGTATCCATCTTGTCGGTATTAAAAGCAAGCTGATATGAAGCCTGATCCTCTACGGTCTTCAGATGTTCTTTCCTTTCGTTCTCATTCAGCTCAACAAATTTGTCGTCCTTAATCCATATAGGAAGTACAGGAGCAACAGTTATTGCAGCATCAAGAAAATCAACCCCATTCAACAAAGCAAAACCACCAATGGCAGCAACGCCCCATTTCATAAAGCTCAGATCAATACCAAACACCGCTTCAGCTTTGCGTATGATGAGTGTGTATAAATTAGCTGCCTCTTTTTCAATCTTTCCAGAGTGATTAAGTACAGCTGTATAACAGTTCGTGCCTCTCTCAACAACTACCTCAGTCACTTCCATTGAGTGAACAAACATAGATTGTATAAAGGCTGATATGATAAATAAAATTGTTTTCATTATTGTTGTATTAAGTTAAAAAATTTACTCATGTCTTTTTGAGTGGACTGCTCCGGCTCAGGTGGAGTGTCCAAAGACGGCTCCGAGTGCTTTACGTTGTTATCCAATGTTGGTGTAATTACATTCGCACCGAATAAAACGGCAGATCCTTCAATAAGTCGAAACTCTTGGACCACCCAAAAGAAACCAAACTCCTCTGCCACTTCCTTATTAATGACCGCATCGAAATGCTTAGTCCAGAAGTCAAATTCTTTCTCGCTTGTTTCATCATTGATAGCTAAATCAACCTGTAATAATTGTAAAGCGATTGAATGTTGATTGATTCTACCTTGCTTATATTGAGTGAACACTTTTTCGTTATCCGATTTTTGTAATTCAGTTTCAAATACGATAGCCTGTGTCGATCCATTACCTTCAATTCCTAATACTTCAAAGCTCAACATCGGCAATGTGATGTCAATTACTTCACCAAGTTTCGCCTCAATCTTATGTATGTGATCATGCAGATGAGGTATAATATCCTTTCGCTCCTGAATTGATTTCTTTGCTGCATCAGGAAGTAACATATCGAAATGTGAATCAATCCAATTGGCCGTGTTCATAACGACACGGACTGTAAGTTTATCCACATCTTCATCAATAGGATGGTTGGCCTTAGAAGCAAACCCACTTTTTACCATGGTCTCAACTCCGAAAGTAACCGCATCAGATATGACAGGCAATAATTTTTTTTGCTCAATCAACTGTTCTTTGTTGGCAATTAGATAAGAGAACCTATCTTTTTGTGAGCTGAATTCTGGTAATTTGATTCTCATTTGTAAACAGTTTTATTGTCCTTAATGGCTTTCGCCTTGGCTTGTTTAGATGCTTCCAAGGCTGCTTTATTCACCTTTCCCCTTCGAGGTACTTGTCCAACTGACTTATTTTCTGATCCCATTTTTATTGATTGTTACGTGACAAAACTACAAATTTTTGAGCATCCTCAATTGAGATGCCCTGAGCATGAGCAATTATTTCAGCAGCAGCAATAGGATCAAGCCCCTGACTGACTGATTGAATCACCTTGGTAATACTGTTTGTTATCTTATCTGCCCGTGCAGCTTTTAAATCCTGATCTTCTTGTAAAGCTCCAACGTGTGACAAATCCTGAGTTACGACATAATTCTTATTATCTGCCTTGCTCCAAACTGGTACAACATCCTCATTGAATTTGGACAAGAATCTCCTGTCAACCGGAAGCACTGCGTTTTCATAGAATGCCTTCAGAGCCGTCTTTTGATTAGCAAATGTCTTATTAGCAGGATCGTTGAACAACTCTGAAGGTGCTCCATATACGTTACACAACGTACGCAGATTTTGAATACTGGTTTTAAGTATCTCAAGGTCACTACTCGACATACCTATTTGATTAAATTTAGCTTTGGATTTACCTACTACAACTTGATTAAATTTCCTTGCACCGCCCAGTATTTTATCCATTAACCCTTGCTGAATATCCCTGTCTTCTGGACTTAATAGTTGGTCAGATTCATTGCTAATGAACCCTATTGCACCCCTGTTTCGCATCATGGATTCCTGTGCCTCTGCTCTTTGATTGTCGGCTGATAATGTTAGAAATCCAGCAGTTAAAGGTGACATCCCACGTAGGGATAATATGCCTTTAGTTGTCGGATTGAAATACTTTTGATGAATGATTTCTTCCAATGTAAACGCTTCACGCTTTGTACCTAACTCAAACTTATAACCCGTTGGAACAAGTGGCTCACTTCTATTCTTTAATACCTCGATTAATTGGCTCTCCTTGACCGTTAATTGATTGGAAGGGAACCCGACTATATCAGGGAAATGCCAAAACAAATCCCCGGTAGTTAGGAAATATCCGTTAGAATCCATCTTAAATTCTTTCTGAGTTTGATTATCATTAGGCATCATTACAAAGTCGTGAAACCTACCCTCTGTTACTTCCTTCATTGAGCCATCTGATTCAATGGTGTGAGGTATCCAAGGAATATCTGAGCCTGTTTCGCTGATTTTTCTGATGATAGAATAGGCTTGAGCATTACGATCGTACCCCTCTATAATTAGCTTCTTATCGGTTACTTGACCCGTTATTGAATCCATTCCCATGATGGTTAGGTTCCCATTGGCAAAATCGAAGTCGTGGAGGTCTTGCAGTGGGTGTAATGTCCTATGGTGTAAATGATTTTTTAATGTAATGAGATTCTTCCAGCTTAACTTGGGTATATTCATACGGACGTTTTGACAAAATTACAAAAACTAATTTGTATGAATTAAAGCGATACATTGTGCTTTAATCTTTTCCAGTTTTGCTTGTGTAATATCAAGTTCTAAGTTTAATTTCTCAACCTCAATAATAGAATTCTTGAATAAATTTGGATGGAATATGTCCTCATGCTTGATTCTGTTGTCTTTAATCCATCTAAGCCATATAAATAATCTTCTCATAATTATTTTTTAAAATTAAACAACACATATTCTTCACCACATGATTTACTCCCTAAGTAATTTATATAAATTAGTTTGCCTTTACTATCTATATATAATCCGCGTTTTTCTTTCTTTTTACTCATAGTTTAAAATAACCCATGTGAGGTAGTCAATCTATCGAATCCATACCGTATAGGATCAATGCAATGGTTGTATTTGTCGATAGGTATTCCAGCCTTTTTGTCATTCCAAATGTAGTTATTTAATTCAATCTTCAGATTTGGACTACTGCCACATACTACAATTGTGTAATCCGTTAGTTTTTTTAATCCGATCTTGACGCTCCCTGGGTACTTGTGACAAGCTGTGACGTTGTAATTATCCGAGATAAGCTCATTGATTAGACGCATCTCAGCCGAATCAGCGACGGTTAAATCAGTTTTTTCAGTGTGAGCATCAAGCATTTTCTTAATATCTCCCGTTGACATCTCTGTTTGGTAACACTTTTCTTGCACATAAATGAGCATCTTCTTTTTATCAACGGCCATCTTTAGAAGCGTGGTGGGATCTGGACTAAAACCAAAGTCCATAACATGACAAAACGGCAAGTCATTGTCGAATTCTCCCTCCCTCCAATTAGGTAAAATTACGCCCTCAGCCTTCTCAAGCCATCCACCAATGTAGTTATGATAGTACCATTTCGGGTTCTCTTTTTTGGCTTTATTGGCCTTATCGAGCCAACTCTGAGGTAGGTATCCGGCACGCTCAGTTAGATGATAGGTGGTGTGAATATGCTCGACATCCGGATGATCGCTAACTGTTATCTGATATCCCTCAACATCAACCTGTTTATTATAATCTTTAATCCATCTATTGTAAATAAAATGTTCAGGAGTAGTCGGGTTCATTATCCAAATTACCCTATTCATAGCCTCGTTGCTCCTGATTGAATCATCTATTACATCGAAGGTCTTTTCATCAACAAAGTCCTCACCTTCCTCAACCACCATAGTAGTTAATCCTGGTATAGATTTTAACGTGGCCGTTTGATTTCCGGATGAGGTCTTGATACCTGAGAATATTATGAACGATCCTGTCTTGGTGTTGATTACCCTATCCCCTTTAAACTGGAATAGATTGTATGAGTTATTGCGCTGTATGGCCTCCTTAAATTCGGGTATGATTGACTTCTCAGCCGATGTCATTGTGTACCTGAGAAACAATATTCCGTGTCCTTTCTCATGTGTCATGCGTGAAATAAAATCATGTACTGAGGTTGATTTGAGTGACCCCCTTCCTCCTGTCAGTAAGAAATAACGCTTTTTAGAAGTATAAAGTGGCTTAAATACTTCATTTATATTCGTCATTTCACCCAATTTATTAAATCGAATGACTTACCATCTGTGGTAATATCTTGCTTTTCGGGTGCATTAAGACCTAGCATTTTATTGATGACCTCAATAGCTTTGATTTGATCGGTTGTTTTCTCTTTTCTTTCGAGTATTTTCTTTAGATATTCGACATTACTCAACGTACTTACACCGCACAATTTGATTAAATCCTTTTGAATATGGTCGATATATTTTTCAATCTGAGGTTTTCTGAGGTTTTCCCACCCTATTTCTGAAGCTGTATTCTTTGAATATCCTGCTGCTATGGCAGCCCTTGTGGCGTTCCAGTCTGTTACGTATTCTCTACAAAAAATCTTTTGTTTGTCAGTAAGGTCTTTCTCTATGTCTTTGATTGATCTTTCATCTTCCATGTATCAAAGGTAATAAACGTATTGAAATTTAGAATTATCCTTTTTTTCAAGAGCGATAGCGATTGTTTTAGAAGCCTGAAAAACGCTCGATGAAGATAACGGCCACGAAGTATGAGTGGAAGTAGTTATCAAGTCGATTAAATGAAAATAGGTGCTGGAGTTAATTGATTTGGACTATTTTCTTGCTTGTATACCTTCCATTTGATTTAGTTCTTACCAAATATACCTGAAATCTATTTACACGATTAACCTTTCTTCCGTATAAATCGTAAATAGTTACTTCAGTTATGTTATCTAGTTGGTTCTCTTTGATTCCTACATAACAATCTTCGCTGAAAACTGTACCAGGGTCTTTTTTAGATGCCCAAGTAGCATCTGCCCATGCTTTATTGTCTACTGATATGCAAAACAGAAAGTTGCCAGTTGCATCGAAATTAGCAGACATAAAAATATTATTTCCATTTCTAAGGTCTAAGCTAGTTAACGAATTATTAATGCATTTCACGCTTTTAAGTGCCTTATTATTCGATAAATCAAGGCTGGTTAAGGAATTAGCAGAGCAATCTAAATTTGTAAGGGCTGTATTGTTGGATACATCCAGACTTGTCAACGAATTGTTTGTGCAATTTAAATCTATAAGCCCTGTATTTTGGGAAACATTTATATTGGTTAGGGAATAGTTGCTTTTAAACCTTAAATAGGTAAGCGCAATGTTGCTAGATACGTCAAGATTGACTAATTGAGTAAACAATAAGTCTAATTTTTCAAGTGCTGTATTATTAGAAATATTCAAGCTCACCAAAGAGTTACTATTAATAAATAACTCTGTCAGTGCTAAATTACCAGAGAGGTCTAAATTAATAAGAGAAGTAGAAAGACATTGTAATCTTGTAAGTGAAGTAAATGCTGCTAGTCCTGTTAAATCGGAAACACCAGAAGAAACATTAATGGCTCCTGGAAATGCCGTAGCCTCACTAACCTGTATTTCACCATCTAAGTTGATATTTATTAAATTGTTTCCAACCAGATAAAATTTAAAATTAGCGTCTGGTATATTTACATTTTGACTAAATAGATTTGTTGTTATCAAAAATGATAATAGTAGAATATTTTTCATATTGCACGATATGTCTTCCTAAGCCAAAGAAGGGTATAAATTAGGATACACAGACTTAATGATTACTTAGTTCAAGGTTTGGTACTACCCGTGACAAATAACCGTCTGTGTATCCATTGGGGGAGGGCTTGTCACGTTTTGAAGTACCAATTCTGAACTAAACAAGCAATATGTATCTGATTCATCTTTGTGAATCAGAATAAAGATAACAAGAATCTGATATAAAAAAAGTAGAAATTTCCTAACGTTATTCTATTAGAACAACTTAGTTGCGATAATGGGTGAAATAGGGTAGGTTTGATAGTTAATTATTAAATAACAACCAATGATAGATAGTGAAGAAAAATACAAAGTAGAAGTTCTTGTATTATTAGAAGAAATAGCCTTAATGACACAAGTTAACCACCAATTACTAATAAGCCTTAGATTAGGGCTTCCTGCATTAAAAGAGGAAGAATTAATTAAGAAAATTACAAAATTAATGAACGAGATTTTAGACGAGAGATCAGAACGGAGGAAGAATCTTTAGTTCTTTTTTGAAGTCTATCTTGAAAAGATTTACCATATCTATGTTTGTCAATCTGCTTTAATATCCATTTAATCACATCGCATAGTTTCTCCTAAAAATTGTAAATTAAATGAGTAGGAGTATCCTAGTAGTGAGTGTGGCTATTTAACATAATGTTCGTTATAGGGGGTTCTATTGCAACGCTTTAGGTTGTCATATAACGCATCCTTATGTCTAAATTGCTTTGGTTTCATTTAAAGTTTTTCAGGCTCAGTACAAAAGGACAAATACAAGGATTTTTTCGTTAGAAACAATTTGGATTTTGTTCTTTTGTACGACCAAGTTAATTCAAATTTCAATACGTTTTACGTTGAGGTTGATATTTTATCGCGGAGGCTATATTGTGGAGGCTTATGTACTATGTGGGTGGTCTAAAATGTCGAATAATGTAGTCAATTATGTTAATATAGCTTTGGTTTCACATCCGCGTGTTTATTATAATCGAATACATAGAGTATTTTATCTTATTGAGTGTGATCTTCATACTAACACACTGGTAAAACCCTATGTATTAACCCAACAAAGAGAGTTTTTTATCCTCTGTTGGCTTAGGAGTACCTCTCCCGATTATCGTTTATTATCTTTCGAGCTAAATTCATTTGCTCGTATCTTTCCCGGTCTGAAAATTCGCTAACGTATTTATCCCTATAAAATTTAGCGGTTTGTTTTTTCATTCCTCTGACAATATACACATTTAATGGTGCGTGACCGTCAAATTCCCTCTTTTTTTTAATAATTGTCTTCATTATTTCCATAACCATTTCTTCGCTATCAACTTCGCATATTCCTGATTTTATAGCTAAAATAGAAAACTTATCTATTTTGTCGTAAATGTATTGAACTGCCATATCTGTTGTTACTGATAAACTCATAATCTAATTCTTATCGGTTATTCAACTGTTAATTCAAGCCAATTTGGAGCTTTTCGATTTGATAACTCCCTTTCGCTCCTTTTTTTCTCAGACCTCATTTTCTTATAGTCCTGGATTAATTGCTGTTTAAGTGGTTTTTTTACCTTGGTTTTTAAGTATTCCATTAGATTATAACTTTATTTATTTTACCTTCAAGTAATATGAACGAATCAAACGTTTTACCTTCTTTTCTATATCTTATTTGCAGAGTGTTATGTCCAAATGGATCTTTTGTTTTTTCAACAACCCCAATTTTAGGTTTTGCAGGTGGTAATATACCGCCACTTGGTTGTTGGGTTTTCACCTTGTCGCCAACGTTGATTGTTATTCCATTTATATCTTCCATTTACAAATCCAATTTTGTTTGATTTTTCTTCCAATTACGTCCGTATTTTCGGTTATTAATATGGTTTTGTAAGTCATATCCAAGGTGACACCGTTGACACATAGCTTTTAATCGTTCGTCTTTTACCTCCCAATTTGTTGAGTCGTGATCCAAGTGTGCAATGGTTAAAACTACTCTGCTATGCGTAACAGGATGCAATTGACTGTTAACAGCCTCGCAAGTGGGATATTTTGGTGAACCTTCACATTTGTTTTTAGCCCGTTTTAATATCCTTGGACGGATTTCCGTTAGCCAATTTGGTGGATATTTTGAATAATCTATTGCCATTAAACTTCCATTTGTTGCTCGTAAATACCCTCGTTGTCGATTTTGGACACATACCCTTCATATTGGATAATAGTCTTCCTGTGCTTAACAATAGCCTGTTCTTGCTCTAAAATTATCCTTAGTAAATGAGACTTTATAAACTGCAAACTCTTTGAATCAGTTATTGGCTTTAATTGAATTATTTTGCTTTTTCGTTTGTTCATATTATCCGTGTTTTTTGATTAATTCAGCCAATAATAAGTAAGTCGTAAAGCAAATAAATGAAGCAGTTAGTCCGGCGTTTAAAATAGGACTGTTGAATAATAGTAAGAATATTCCAGCCCAAAAACCAACGCATTGAGTGCATTTTAGAAGCGGTACAAGCCGTCTAAGGCCGTTAAATAGCTTAGATTGGGTTATTCCAAAGGTCAGCCCTAAAGTAGCTATTTGCCACCACAGCAACGAGCGCAAGGACGTAGGAAATATCTCGGTAGTCTCATGTAACAAATCTACAAATTTTAAAATATACTCGGTCATTTCTTTTCGTTTTCACCGCTAAATAGGCTTGGTTCGGGTTTCTTTTCTGTTTTAAACTTGGATATTAGATAATAATAAATCGACTGATTAGTCCAGTCTTTGACACTTTTTTTGTACATTTTTCGAAGAATATCCTTGCATTCCACAGCCGAATATCCCGTATCAATGTACGCAATCCAGTCATTGATTCCGTCCAGGCTAATCCTTTTCTTTCCAATTATCTTAAACCTTCCGGCACGTCGATTATCTCTGAAGAATACCTCAATTTCTTCTCCAATATTGAACCGCCCACTCAATCGAATAGTAGTAAATGAACCACAATCGAGTTTATTGTTCCAGTTAGTTGAGAATGTTAATCTTTGCATATCGTTCATTCCAATTCTTCTTCAATTAATTTATTTTGAACAGCTAACCAACGAGGAATATTAAATACCTTTTCCACAACGTCTAAATCATCCATTTGAGAGGTCGGAATCCAGACTTGTTTTCCCCGGACATCAAATAATATAGCTTTTGGCGTTTCTCTGAGTACTTTATCGTATTCGATGTTCGGAAAGTCGTGGTCTAATTGTTCGTGCTTATCCATTAGTCTCTTATTAAAGTTTCTTTTTTGCACTTATAACACTTCTTTCCCGGTATTAAATCACCTTTTTTAATCCCAATAAACTCACCTATCGGAACCTCAAATGACACTCGGTGCTTGCCTTTTTTGCCGTTAAAATCTGTATAAATTTCCATGCCCGCTCGGCAAAAATGACATTCACAGTATATCTGTTTAGTGAGTAAGTCTTTAGTCATTTAAAATAGTTCAATTTGTGATTTATCCACGTGTTTGTTTTTCCTATGGTAATAAATCTTATATTCTTCAAATCCTTCTCTAGTTGGCTTTTTGATGTGATTATGAGTGTTGATCCAATTTTGAAAAGCCTTTAAATCATGTTTGGGAGGAAGTAGAGACTTATCAAATATCATACAATAAGGTCTTAATCCAATCTCCATCATTCGTTTATATCTAAACCAAATATCTTCTGTTAATCCACCTTGCCAATAATTACAAAGGAAATAAACACTTATTTGGTATGGCTTAAAACCGCCCTTGTCTATCAATAAATTGATACCTTTAAAAAATCGCTTTTCATCCTTTGCGTTGTCCCATGCCGTGTAAATGTATTTACGCTTAAATTTTCGGTCATAGCATTTTATCCGGCTTAGATATTCGGTTTGTTCTTCGTTAAATAATCGAATGTTGATACCCTGACTGAATGATACCTTGTAGTTTCCATCAATTATATTATTACATTTCGATTCCCAATCAGATTGACCAAAGAAATCATTATCCAGTAAAACGATATTCTTAGGAAATGGTTCACCTCTGTACAATTCATCCATGGTGTTAATAGATACGTTTTTACCCTCTTTATTAGGAACAACACAAAATGGACATTTTAATCTACATCCACGCTGAGAAAACCCAATGGAAAAAGGGTAATCAGGATAAATAGCATAGTCGTAATTCTCATATTCCGGTACTTCTATGTATTGTTCAACGGTTAATTGATTCGTTGTTCCTGTTCCGCCAAATATTGTATTTGGAAAATGGCTTTTCATTAGTTCAATTTTCTTTTTACTCTCAGTAAAAATTGCAGATGCAAATACGTGATCATAATCAGGCTCAAACATGGATTTATTGACACTTTTTTCAAAATAAACCTCGTCACCATTGTTTTTGAAATAGTGAGATAACTTCATTAATGCAATATTGGGTAATATACCGTCTATTTGTGTTAACCTAATCTTCATTTCCTCCCTATTTTCATATTAGACCCAGCTTACATTCCAGTAGTTATTCATAAATTCCGAGTCGTTTATTGTACTTTACTCGAAGTTTCCATCGCATTTCGTAGGTGTAAACTAAGTTAGTAGATTTCAATTCTGAGCGTATTTGTTTGGCCTCTGGCAACACTTCTTTGATTTCTGGTATAGTGATACCCAAATGACCATAAAGCCGTGTAAGCTCAAATTTTATGTATTCCCATCTTTCCCGACCAAATTTTTCAATCAATAGCATATCATATCCATGTAAGTTACCGCCTTTTTCGTTGTTACATTGACTACAACCAGCCCAATTGTTAAGCAAATGGAATTGTAATGCCGGATGTGAGCCCCTACTATGATAATGACAAGCGTTTATTCGCTTCATTTCACTGTCAGAACACATCATGCACGGGCAATCTTTATCGATTAGCCTGACTATTTCGTTTATGACATCTTGTAAATCCTTTTTCCAATCAGTAAGTGTTTTAAGAGCTGCCTTCTTTTCCTTTTTTATTTGAGCCCATTTTTTAGCTTCAGTCTTTTTAATTTTGTCCTGAACTGCGTTAGAATGAGCCTTAATACATTCGTCTTTGTACATACAGTATTTCTGATTGAAATACCTGGCTGTGAATTTGTCTTTACAATTCCGGCAACGTGGCATAGTTATTTGTTTTTAATATTCTTAACAGCCTCTCTAAGTTCTTTGGTTAATTTCCTTAGTTCTGTACATATTTCCTTCCACTTTTCGGCTATTAACTTGGCTTCAATCTCTTCTTGTGGCGAAGTTGCAATTAGATACGGTATTTCTGGCCTGTCCAATTTATAAAATTTAGCAGTACACCTTGTAAATGAGAAGTTTTTGTCATCCTCATGCTCAACAGTTTCAATAATCCAACCCTTTTCTTCCTGTTCTTTGATTTCATTCTCAATGGTCTCACCCAGTTCAAGTGCAAATATTATGGTCTTTGATTCCCTTAATTTTCTCATAATTCCCATGTTTTTAATTTTTATCGTTATTATTTCCTTCCAGTTTCTTAAATTCCTCTACGCTTAACGCAATATGCTTAGTCCCCTGGTTTTCTTCCCTTGCTCGATTAGTGTGAGTAGGTGCGATTTCGTCGTAGTGAGTTGACTTTATTTCGGTGTCGTACTTGTGAATAAATCCCATTACAGTAGGTTGATCGAGGCCGTAAATTTGGCCGAAACGTCCACTTTTAGCCATTTTAAAACAGTTTAGCAATTCATCTATCTTCAGCATCCAATACTCGGTTAAGATAGCCACGGCTGTTTCGTAAATCTGTTCTGTGGTCATTTTTTCACCAATGTTTATTGAATCGTTTAAGTTTCTTACTACCTCACAAACTACTTCAATAGCGTTTTCTTCATTTTCACGCATCATTTTGCTTAATTGAATACCCTTTTGAGCCGTTGCAACCGTTAATTGAGCTGCGTACTTAGCTATTTGAAGCGTGTCTTTGTTTAATATAAGATCGCATATCTGAACTTGTGGGAGATTTTGATTTGTCATTTTTGATTGAATTAATAATTTTAGTTAAATTTCTGTATATGTAAGGTATTGATGTGATGTTTTTGCCGTGGAACTTATCTTTTAAGCCACGGTCAATTATTGCTTTGATACTATCTATGGCATCGAGCCCTGGGTAATCCTTTTTTATTTTGTTGATTAAGTGCCAAGCTAAATTTCTGTTATCCTTCACCGACCCATCTAGTGAAATTCCCCCAAGTTTTTCTTTTAGGTAATTAACAACTTCACTTACTTCGGCGTTGCCGTACTCCGTAGGAGTATTGTTAATTGGTTTATTGGTTAATTGTTTACTTGTTACTTGTTTATCTACACTACTAATGCTTTGACCCATGCTTTCACGTTGCTTTGACCCGTGCTTTATCAATGCTTTGTCCAATGCTTTGTTACTTGCTTTGACGTTTTCTGATAGGGCAATTATGTTTGCTGAAAATTGATTTGTTGATTTTTGAATCATTTTGATGAAACCCCACTCAATTAAATCATTCAAGGCGCTGATGTATGTGTTGTAGGATTTAATACCAATTGCTTCTTTTGCCATAGTTGTTGGGAGAGCGAATTTTTTCTTCCATCCTAAACGGTTACAATTCTCAATAGCAAAGAAATAAATAGCTATATGATTTGGTTTAATCATTTCCGGGTTCTCAAAACAGAAGTCAAACCAAGCCCTTGATAAATTATAACTATTCAATTCCTTAGCCATGGCTTATTCGTTTTCTTGGTTTCTGGCCTCAACTATACTACGCTTAATGGTATCTGGCTTGATTCCACCTCTAATTTGGTCTAAAATTTCAAGTTGAGCCATTTCACATAAACCCAATAATTCAATTGCCGTAAATCCATCATTGGTTCTATCAAGGGTGAATGTGTCGTCACTATATTGTATTTCCTCAATCGTGTAAGTTTTTTTAACAACAATTGTCTTTTCTGGTTTGTTTTTATCACTCATGATTTTATTGGGTTTTAAGTAACTTTTACAAATTTTCCTTTTTTCAATTTATACCAAATATCAGCCTTGATTTTTTTTCCATCAACTTTTACAGACTTAATAGATAATATTTCTTCTTTATCGTTTCGTTCAGCTAATATTATCCAAGAACCTAAATTACCTTTGACTCTTGCATTATACCCAACAGAACAAGCAACTGATTTTTGTGCATTTGTTTCGGCGGATGAATAAAGCCCGTTAGAAAAAGCAGCACCACTGTAACCTGAATTGGAAGCAGCACCACTGTAACCTGAATTGGAAGCAGCACCACTGTAACCTGAATTGGAAGCAGCACCACTGTAACCTGAATTGGAAGCAGCACCACTGTAACCTGAATTGGAAGCAGCAC